AAACTACCTTTGTTTACTGCTTCTTTGAATTGCTTTATGTCAATAAGTCCAAGCTCGTAGGTTCTTTGTAGTCTGTCATATTGATTATTTTTGACTTGCTCTTCTTGTTCTGAATCGAGAACACGCAAAGAAGGAAATTCTATTTCTATGTCGTCTAATTCTACCTGAAAGAGACGATACGCTTCAACTTCAATTACCTTTTTTAGAACATTAATTGCAGGTCTTCTTACTGTTGACTCAACCATGCTGTTGTAATTTTCTAAATCAGATTCTCCACTATTGAAACCTGATGCAGATAAACCAAAGATTTTAGTCAATGGCATTTTCATGTCTGCGGCTATACCCATGCGGATTTGTTCCAACATTTCTGATAGCCCGGAAAATTGCATGCTTTTTTGGTCATGGTCATCTTCGGAATCCATTACAAGGGCATTGAGATAGTTTTTAAGAGAATTTGCTAATTGAATTCTTTTCTCAACTGCATCGGTTCCTTGAGCTGTCAGTAAAGCAGTATTGAATTCTTTGATTTTAAATACATCAACTTTCGCTTCATCAAGTAATTCAAAAATCACGTTATTATTTTTGATATATTGATTTATTGATCTAATCAGTCTTTCTATTTGAGATAGTCCCCATCCACGAAGTTTAGCCCTTGGTGTAGATGGTGCTGTTTTTCCATATAAACAATAAACTCGAGAAGAATCTATTTTGCGACCATAGAAAAGAAAATCATCTTCTTTAAAATCAGCGCCTTCATCAGCAATAGCTTGACCTTCTACCTTGTAATAAGGTTTCTGTACTTCCCAGTTATCGGCTGAATAGTATTTAATATTTGAGTCTTCTTTTTGCTGCTTAAGATTTAATGGAGAATCAATTTTTGCATCGTCAATTACAAGTAAAGCACCACCACCAAATAGCCTGCTCCACTTAAATGTCTGAATTACTGCATCAATAGCACCGCACTCAACTAAGTGTTTTTCCAGCTGCTTTATTTCATCATCATTTATCATATTGGTTTTTATCATAAAGCCTTTTGAAAAAGCATCATCAACAGGAGTATCTACGATAGTTTCAACTATTCCATGCTCAACGTATAAATCAGATAAGAGAATTCTATTTTGACTTACCATGCTATGCCGAATATTGCGCTCTAGTGTTCCTAGTTTATTCAGCTGATTAGTATAGCCATCTGCCACGTTACTTGTAAGCTGACTTAAAGAATTTGCAAATTGCTTTTGTTTTTCTGTCATTTTGATTTCCTATAAAACGTCTAAAATTGAAGTTCGTTTACCAATGTATCCATCTAAAGCATATCGCGCTGCATCGGGTGCGTGATTATCTGCATCAACAAGAACCGGCAAAATGTCTTCAGTAGTCTTATCTATTTTATAACTATAATGCAGAAAATCAGAACAAGCTACTTTGCAAGATGGTGAAATTATTATTTTCCTGAAAGCTCTTAAAAACTCAACACCTTCCTCAACACTGCCGGCCCATTTCTTAGCAGCTTTGCAATTAAATCCATTGTTTCTTATGTGTGAGATAGTTTCTGGTCTTGAACCATCGGCAAATATTGGCCAGCGTTGGGAACCTTCTATTTCTTTAAATCTTTTTGGTAGATCGACGATTTCAATTTGAACACCTGACATCTCGCGATCTATGTAAAGACAGTTATCAAGAATAAACAGCCTTAGAAGCACGGTAGGGTCACGGGAGAAACCAAAATCGGCACCAAAGAAAAAACGTTGCTGGAAAACCAATTTTAAATCTGGAGTTTCAAATTCTTTTATCTCCACTTTGTCACCAAAAACTGATGCTTCTGATAGGCGTCTGCACTCTCCCCCCCATACCCAGTTGTATTTGTCGATATTGGTTTCTTTGCAATAGACAGCTTCATCAATAAGAGGTTGTGGCAGGAAAGGATTATCCCAATAATCTATTTTGACAACGTCTGAATGAGGGTGAGGATTGACTACAAATCTTTGAAAAGTTTCATCGTCAACCATATCCGGATTGAAATCAAGCCATATTTGAGAATCTGGTGCTCTAATGGTTGGGATAAGTACATCCCAGCTTGTAGCAGATACTTTTGCCGCTTCTGTCACCCAGCAAACCATCACACCCTCCATGGATTTTATTTCGTTGATATTCTTCTTGATGCCTTTAAAAATAAATTGACTTCCATTGACACAAGTTATGGTCACGTGGGTTATTTTAAAGTATTTTTTTAAATTGTATCTCTCAATAGTATCAACAAGCAGTCTATGCACTGAATCTTGAATAGAAGTCTGGTATTCCCTGCAACACAGAAACCTAGTTTTAGTTGATATTGCTAGCAGTATAGCCTTAATGGCAAAGCCCCACGACTTGGAGCTCCCACGGCCACCATATGCGACCTGAAACCTAGCATCGGACATCATAATTGCTTCAAATTTCTTGGGAACTTCAATTTTCATCTGGTTGGCTTTCAGGCAATGTCAGCGGTGACTTAAATTCTACAGTTATATCAGATAAAGCATCAGCATCCGCTATATTTTGGTCCTCTAACAGCGGTTTGTCGTGCCAGCCTAATTTACTCCGGGCTAGAAACATAAGCACCTGAGGGTTGCCTTTTATTGCATGTTCTGTCAGACCTTTTGTGATTATCATTTTATGACGTTTCACACCTCTTTGGTATCTTCCCCAAAGGTTTTGATCGAGATAAGCAACTTTATATTTTCCCGTGCCAGTGAATGACTCAGCTTCTTTTTGTTCTTCTTTTAGAACTTGATATAAATGTTTTTCTGATATTGCGAGAGATGATGCAATGTCTGAAACCCCTAAACCAAGTGAAGCCATATCTTCAACTATTTTCATGTCGTCATCTGTGAATTCATATCCATGATTTATATCTGTATCTCCCTTAGTCAATTTTGGCATACTTACCCCATATTTTGAAAAAGCCTTGAGTTAAGCTAGTATCAAAGGTTTAATCAATTTCTTTCACCCAAAGTCTTATTGTATCTGATGGTCCGTACTTCTTTACAGCATGGATTTGAACAATGTTTTTATCATCTTCAAAAAGTCCCCATTTATCCTGTAGACCGTCCAGCAAGAGTTTTAGCAGATTATCTATGTCTGGTCTAACTGTGTGATATATTTTATTGCTTGTTTTTGGTTTTTGATAAACAAATTCAACTTTTATAGAGAGGGGACCTAGAAGCTTTTTGGGCTGTTGCTTTCTGATATAATTTCTGATGAAATGTTCGGCAACTTTAATAGCTTTTGGTTGGAAGAAAGTCACTCGACCTTTTTTATTTGTCATAGCTCTAGGAGCTTGCTTAGGTATAGCTCTGATAGGTATTTCAAAGTATTGAGACATAATTATTCCTTTTTTGACATTAATGTCAGTGTATCCTACTGAAAACTGGAGGCAAGCAAAAAAAAGCCAGCCTCATAAGAAGCTGACTTTCAATCAAGGAAATATATTCAACACGTCTTGACCACGTGGATGAAGTTGTTATCTATCCATATCTTGAAGCATTTCAATCGTTTCGTGTATTTGACTATTAGTCATATAATCTATCAACCAATCGAGAATGTCTTCCAGTTCGTCAATGCCATCATCAACGTTGCTTATTATTTGTTTTTTAAGATCACTAGTTGCGCTCATAAACCACCCTCTCATAATTCATAGTCTTGTATTCAATTATTTGAAATTGACTTGGTGCTGTTTTGTACCAATTGATGTTCTGAATAGACTGTAAAGCAGCTTCCAAGGTCCCGAAAGACCAACTGCAAAGGCTTTCACCTATCTTGACTTTGAATAGTGACTCGCTCTGTTTTAGTAGCACATCCGTTGAAATCGATGTCAACTGTTCGCTCATATTCTCTGCTCCCGTCAAGGTGTGCTTCGTAGATTGCAATTTGATTTTTCATTGCTCTGTAGTTATGTTTGAATACTACACAGAAATACGTGTCATCGACAACTACATTTTTATCCACCGATCACCTCTAAGAATTTATATTTATCAGCTACAAGATTTGTGATGTGTTGCTGAATAAAAGCATTTCCCCACCTGTCACGCGCAACTTCATCAGAACATAGAAATACATCCTCTCCACGTTTACGAAACCTTGAAGTCACTACAACGTCTTGACCATTTGCTGATTTGTATTTGCCACCAACTCTTATTTGAATCCTAATTTTTTCCATCTTTTTCCATCCTGTATGTCTGTTTTATCTCGTACTCATATCCTGCTTCGGAACCACCCTCGCATATCCATCCCACGGCTTCTTCATAAGTGTCGAATGAAGCAAAAGCCTCACCCGAAGAAGAACACACATAGAATCGAACTTTTAAATTCAAACTCACTAGTTATTCTCCGAATATTTTTCATAAGCAGCTTCATATAATTTTGAAACCTCTTCCCAGTTGTCTTCATTAATTTCTTGATACATCCAATAAGCAATTTCTAACTCTTCATCATTTTCATCAAGAGCTGGCATATTGCCAGCCCCCATGTTCGACATAAAAGCATATTTACTTGAATTTTGTCCTTCATGGTTTTCACTTAGCCAAGTCCAAAGAGCTATACCTAAATCAAACCAGTGGTCAGGAAGTTCTTTTATAGAAATATCTCCTATTCTTTCCATCAGTCCATCAACTCCATTGACTTGTCTTCAGACTCTTTCTTTTCTTCAACCGTTGGCATAATTTCCGCTTGGATTATATCTCTTACATCATCATCAGATTGAAGTCCCATTGTCACTTGAGGAGCTGCTGTTCTAATAAGAAAACTAGCTGCTCTATATCTCAGCATCAAAGCTGGCATTGATTTGTATTTTGGATTAGAAGTCCAACCCTCAGCTTTAGCGGTGGCCATATCTATTGTATAGCTCACATCTTGACCAGAAATCTTAGAGTAACAGGTAACACTAAAATTAGAAGTTCCTTTGCCTTCCTCTTTAAATAACAATGGATGGTCAAACACTCCTGAAGTATTTGCTAGTGCAATCATAAACTTTGAGCTTAGACCTACATTTCCATGGACTACATACAAATTTTGCATAACAGAAATCGGCGACAATTGACGTTTCTCAGTGGATAGCTGTTTTGCATACTCTAGAGCTACGAGGACGTTTCCTGTCTTACCCGCAAAGTGTTTTGGTAGTAGATCACTAGTTGCGAGATACTGAGCTTCTTGCCACCTTTTCTGGATTTCAGTTGTTGGAAGTTGTGGTTTTTCTTCTGTCTTAGTTACTTCACTCATTTTATTTTCCTACCTTTTTAAACACGTATAGATTTCTATTTCTTTCAGTTATAAATTTCTTTTCTCTAGTCAATTGCCCACGCAAAACTAAAGAATTTAATTGGGATGATATTCTTATCCTTGGTTCTCCTTTGAGGCGCCAATAGCTTAGAATGTCATTTCTTATAAATTCCTTGTCACCCATAGCAACAACAGCCTCTTTGATTTTTTCCATATTTCTTTCTGACATTTGATTCCTTAGTATTTAATATTTAGTTCAGTCATATTTTGAATATATTTCCTAGCATCTTGCACTGATTTATGAGCTTCATAGTTGACCGTTCTCACTTGCTTGTCCTTAAGATTTGCAACTCGAACAGTGAAGTATCTTGTATCATCATTTCCAAATCTGTCTTGTTCTGAGGTTATGAATAAACTCTCATTATCATTCCAATGAAAAAAGCCGTCTTCTATTCTTGAAGAGAATCCTTCCATAGCTCCACTTGAAAAAAAGTAATAGCCTGCATTTTGGTGGTCTTTTATAAATTTCTTAAGCTCTCTGCATACTGGTCTTACAAACATTATTTTTCCTCATATAAATAATTAGGGAAGGTTGGAAGATGAATTTCTCTATTAGGTTCCCACTCAGTTACATCTCTGTATTGCTGCATCTCAAATAAAGCAGTTTCAACTTGGAGTCTTGCATTTTCTAGAAGTTCAGGAGTTTTCGCCCACGAAATTTCTACAGTTCTTGTTAGGATTGGTTTTTCTTTCCAAGAAATAATTTTGAAATGAAAGGGAACTGTTACATTGTAATTTTGACGTACTAGTTCGATATAACAGAAAGCTTGAATGTCAAACCTTCCGTCAACGGCAATTTTGTTAAGCTGAAATGTCGTATCTATTGGATATTCCGTAAACTTTAAATCTATGATTCCAACTCCGGGTCTATAAATGTCGAGTTGACCCTTTACTTGAACTCCATTGATTTCTCCATATAAAGAGTGCTCAGGGACGTTCTGAGAGTTGTTTACTGTCTTAGCTAAGCTTGACCCTTGAATCCAGTCTAAGATTGCTAGCATCGTGTTATAGCTCTTATCACCTGTTAGCTTGAGAATTGTCTTTTCTCCAGCTTCCTCTTCCAACATTTTCTGATGATCTTTGTAAGCTTTTCCAGCCCTTCGGTCTTTCCACGTGTCTACAAAATAAAATTCGTCAAAAGTTTCCCTTTCTAGAATAAAATTGTGAAGAGCAGCTCCAAAAATCATAGAATCGGAGGGGGGTTTTTTGTTTTTGTATTGATATACAAATCTTTCAGGAGTTAATTTTAGATAATTCTTCACGTCACTTTGACTGAAACGCTTATCTGCGCGATATTGACTTACTATCATTTGAACCTCATTAATTTGTTGAGTTATATATAACTCGCTGAATTGCAAAAAGATACAAAAAAATAAGCTAAATCACTATATTTACTACGAATAATTTACGCGCGTCAAAATATAATATTTAAAATAATAGTTTCTTTTTCTGAAAGAATAATACAAAGTTAAGAAAACTTTTAGAGAATAAAAAAAAAAACCGCGTCGCTTTTACACAACACGGAGTTTCTATTTTAATATATTGGTTTCACATTAGAGCTTGGATTCCAACTACATTAAAACAACAATTCCTCTCGGAACCACACTTGACTGTTATAGGTCATATTTCCTAAAAAGGAAAGAGTAAATTGAAAGAAGAAAAAAGAAACAACAAACCAAACTGGAAATTTACCTTCTATGTTCGTCAAAGAAAATTAAACTTAAAACTTAATTTAGCAACAGAAGGTTTCTACCATAGAATTGATTGTATTTTTCCCTCTGACAAGCGCCTCCCCTCAAGTAAAGAAATTTCAAAAAAAACCAATATTAGTGAAACCACCTGCAAAACTCATATCAATAAATTAACTGAATCTGGTCACATCCTCAGAAGAGGAAGGAAAAGATATTTGAATCCTTATCTTTCTTGGAAAGGAAACGAGGGACAATTTTATAAATATATAAAGGAAAATAATTTGAGGGAACTTTGGAGAGAACATTTAACAACAGCTGAGAAAATTGAACTAGATTTTGAAGAAAATGACATAGCTGACAATTGATTTCGGTCAAGAAAACTTGACCCAAACAAAAAATTTCGGTCAAGAAAACGGACCTTTTAAAATAGGGGTCAAAGCCTTGGTATGACTGGCATATCTGGCGATTTGGCTGAGAAAACCCTATTAATATTATTATAGACCCCCGCTAAAGGAGCGAAGCAAAGCATCTAATAAGTCAAATAGTCTTGTAAAGTGGACATATATGTCCTGTTTTAAAAATAGAAATAATTCGCATGCGAAATACAAATAATACGATATAAATATTCAAACAATTCAAAGAGGTTCAAAATGTCAGACATTCCAGACAGCACATCATTCAGAAAATACATCTTCCAAGTTTTAAATGAGATAAAAGACTCACAAAATGAAATAAAGGACTCAGTAAATGACATCAAACAACAGTTAGACAGACAAGCAAATCATAATAATAATAAGGAAAAAAAGGTTATTCATTATTCTCGAATACACCTTAACAAGTACTATCTGGGTACTTCGGGCTACGATTACAAGATAACATACGCTTTAATGAATGCTTGCAACTCCGACAAAGAATACGAAGCTTGCTTAGCAATCATAAAAAAATATGCTTTAGAAAAAAAGACCTGCACTGTTGACTACTGTTTTCAAAACTGGACTAAGATTTTGAAAGAAGCAAGAGAGCAACTATGAAAGATGAATTTTATTTAGCTGTAATTCTGACAATAACTGTAATAGCAATACTAGTGGAGATATGCTTGTGAATCTTAAAAAACTAACAAACCAAGAACTCATTGAGAAACTGTCGGAAACCGAAACAAATGTTAGCGAAATGATCAACTTTTCTGTAAGATTGAAATATGAATTACAAAAAAGGATAGTTGAGGATGGAACTAAAAGTCGGCCATTTATATGTCAACCACAAAGGTGATATTGTCGAAATCATGGGCTCTGAGACACTCTTAGAGTCCGTTTTCTATGATAGGGAGGGGATCGCATACATGCCAGATGGATTTCCGTGGAACGGCGATAGTCAACTAAGAATAGTGAGTCCAGTACAATGAAATATAAATACCACAATAAAGTGCAACCACTCGTCAAAGAAATAGAAATTCTTGAGAGAGAGTTGCGGAAGTGTACCAAACTAAATTGGGATACCCGGAGAATCATGAGGGAAATAGAATTGAACTTAGATAAAATTGCTCAAATAGCAGAGTATTCAAAAATGAAAAACAGCAAACGGAAACCAATGAAAATTGAAAATTCAGAAGTTTCAATGGCAACTGAAAAAATTCTAAAAACATTAAATCCTATACTAGACAAATTAAGAATAATGAAACCAGT